GTATATGAGGTTCCTTTGTAAACAAAACTAGCTTTTACATTTTTACCAGGATTTGCTTCTTTACGCTGAAAATATGCAAATAACTCTTTTTGAAATACAGTTTCTGGAACCCCTTTTGTACTAAGGGGTTTTTTAGACATAAAAAAAGCCGCCCTTGCGGACGGCGATATAAAGTTGACTAAGTGCAACTATTGGGTATGAGTTGCTAGTACATATTCACGTAGGCGATTAACACCAAACGTTGATCTCATAAAATCTAAGTAATGTTGACTTCCTTTTTCCTGATTACATTTGACACAAGCTGGCATGACATTCCTGTAGTCGCCACCTCCGTGGCAACGAGGATGCACATGATCAAGAGATAATTCGTTAAGTTCATAAGTTCCTCCGCAATAGACACATGTACAATCAAAATGTTCTTTGATACTGCGCCTCCAAAGGCGCTTGGCTTCAGAGGACGACATGGCTATTAGGTTGTATAGATAATGATCAGGAGTTGGAAGCAATGGGGTCATTAGGCGTGGATTCCTTTCTTACTGCGATTGGCTTTTTTAGATGCGATACGTATACCTTTAGAGGTGTGCGCTGCATCTTTATTGTCACCATTTCCGTAAGTGCCTAATTTTCGATTTGCTTTGTTGGCATTTATTTTAAGACGCCTGCCATTAGCAGTCTTTTGATACTTGGATTGTTGCTTTAAACGCCTGCGATTTGCCGCAGGGTTAGCGTCGTAATAACGTTGTGTTCTACCTTTTGCCATACAGACGAGTTTGTACCATTTCAGGATCTACTTTGGGTAGAATGGTAGATAGTTTGTCCAACGGGTTACCGTCATAGGCAACACCGGATATATCGTTTTTGTGGAGCCAATCACACGCAGCCTTTAGGTCTTGTGCGGTGGCTTCTCCAGCTTTAATACGCTTTAAAAATTCATTGGTAACTAAATTATGAAGCTCATTAAACTGGTCTTCAGTTGCTTTCTTTGACATCAGCTTTCTTTGCCCGTGGTTTACGTACCTTGGGTGATTTGATCTCGTAGCGACCAGATTCGGAATAAAGACGGCTCAAAGCTTTTTCTGCAGCTTCGAGTGTGTCGTAGTCACCTATTACTTTGTCGATAAAGAGATCTACAAGTTGGTGGGACATAATTAGTTGTTTCTTAGTACTATTTGGTCTAATTTGTTTTCAATACGTACCATATGATCTTCCATACGTTTAACCATTGTTCCTAGGTCCGCCTTAGAAACATAGTCTGTAGCTACACCTAGTTCGATGGCATCAATACGACGATCTAAACCGCTGATGCGATCATGTACGTTGTTTATTCTTTTGTGTAGTCTGTTGTTCAAAGCAGCTCCTGCTGTAATAGAAGCTATGACAACAGTGACGAGCGCTTCAATCATTTAAAGAGACAATAGGGACAATATCGTGACAGAGACTTTCGACACGTGTTCCAGGTCTAAAGGTAAAACCTTTTTGCTGTAGCTCAGCACATTTGAGAGCACGCACAATCTCATAATCAAGCCTTAGTTTTTGATTATGTTTTCTAGCAATACTTTTGCACAACTCAACCATACCACCATCTAAAGGTACTGAAAAATTAAGTTGCATTCCCCAGTTACCTGTACGAGTGTACGTACTATCAGTTGGGATAGTGTCACTGCCCATATAAAAAGGAGATACCTGCATAGTTGTTCCGTTACAGGAACTATTAGGTCCAAAATACTGACGAGACGGTGCACCATTGTTTTGAAATTGCACCGCCTGATTAGTAACATTGCCCGTCGCAGCGGCCACCGGGTTAGACGTATTATTTACAGTTGGGTCTTCGTTTGCTACTGCAGGTGTTACTGCGAGAAGACTGACAAGGATGTAACGGTAGAGACTTGATCGATAGTTTCTGTGATGGTTGTATCTTCGATCACCCCTGCTGCTCTTGTCGTCAGTTCTAACTGGAAGTTCTCTCCTGCGGTGGTTACGGAATAAGTAGTCGCAGAATCGTTGATATGCGAACTTGGGGTTACATTGTGACCGGACCATGATGAATAGGCACCACCATAGATCTCAGTCTCGATCGTACGATCAATTTCTACAGTGGTTGTAGTAGTGGAATTCATTGACCCCTGTGTGAAGTTAGGGGTGATTTGATTGGCTGCAGCTGGTGTAGCGCTAGCCAAAATTAGAAGCAAAATAAAGCGTTTCATTCGTCTTTCTTTTTAGGGTCAGGTTTTTGGTTAGCAGTTTTGGTATTAGATGTCGTCAAACCGAACGTCGCAAGCGCCCCAGTGAAGACGCTGGCGACAAAAGTTATGTCCCCACCACTTTGACCCTTTTTAATCATAGGTAGGTCAACATAGTTAAGAGTGATAATAAAACCACTCCATATGACGACACCAAGTCGTACGAAAGTACCAAGGATTTGTATCTCGTCCTCTGTATTCTCTTTGACTTTTGCTAAGAAGGATTTTGGTTTTTCTTTGTTGTCAATTTGTTCCATGCTTGTTTAAGGATGGGTTTCATTACCATCACCAAGTATTTAAAAAGTGACGTAGCGGCAAGGGTGGCTCCCACCGAAATGACCGATGTAGTTGCAGCCGTGGTCATGATTGTTGTTGTTGGCATCGGTACTTCGATGTCCGTAAACGGAATACTAACAATCTGTGCTTCAGGTGGAATGTTATCAGGAAGCTTTACATCTGGATTAACAGGTGCAGCTTTCTTAGGTTTAGTTTTTGTGTTTGTTTGTTTATCCTGTGGTGCCTCGTCCTTTGCCTCGATTCCTCTGACCCCAGGAGGTGGCCTAAGAGTGTTAGGAGGTACTACAAGCGGCTTATACGAGGGTATTTCGGCGCTTGGTAGCTCCAGTATCGGTGTAGGCAGTAACGGCGCTTCAGGGAGGTCCCAGACGGGCAAGACGGGCGGGTCTGCCCATTCCATCAGTCAAGTGGTTTAGCTGGAAACAAACCGTTGCGGATAAATTCAACAGCCTTGTCATCAACATCATTATCAGTTGATTCAGCAAGCTTAGTAAGAAGATCTACAATAAGTAGTTTTACCTTCTCAGATTGGATAAAAGAAAAAAGGATTGGACGGATAAGGGTGATCATAGTTATTAAGAGGGTTCAGTAGGCCAGGTCATTGTGTGGGGAAAACCACTAGCAGCCGGCAGGTCACGTAGGCTGGTTCTATACGCTGCCCATTCAGTTTTTTTTTCAGAAGCTAGAGGACTATCAGCCATTTGTGTCCAGTCAGTATCAGTCAGCTTTTTATCGCGTTCTACACGCACTGACACTCCAGCGTTTGCATCAACACTGGCTCGGTATGCAGTTTCGTTGTCAGCAGCAGAAGTAACTTTTCCCTCATCGTCAGTGGTGTCAGTAAAAACTGGACCAGCAATGAACTTGGTAAACCATTGACCTTCAATCTGCTCAACACCATCACGGGTGCTAACGCCGTAAGGTGCAGTCACTGTTGCCTGCGCTCCATTCAGCACAGCGTCATAGCCGTAGCTGTCAAGAATGTCTGTTGTAATTTGCTTCGGAAAGCTTGTATTAGGGTAACTTGCCTTAAATTGGCTAACGGTGGTTACAGCACCAGATTCACGATTACGAATTTCCATAGTTAGTTATTTAAGCAATTGCAAGGAATAGGTACGTGCCACCACTGTCATTAAGAGCACCAGGAGCAAGTGATGTCACTGTAAAGCCAGCATTGAGCGGGTCAATGTAATCATCGCCCTGGGACTCTGCGTTATTTTCGTTTAAACGTATAAATGGTTCATTACCGCTAACAATTCCACGAGCTGAATCCCACACGTACCAATCGCCAGAGTTACCAGTTTGTTTAATTAAGACAAATCGAGCACCTGAAGTAAATCCACAGTCAACGTTGATGTCATTGCCTGTGCCGGTGTAGCTGCCAACTTTACTGATACCAGAGAGGCTGGCGAAGAGGTAAGCGATGTAGGTTGTACCGGAACCGTTAGTGTTCGAATAATTGTTTAAAGTAAAGGATGTAGCTGTCGGTGTAGTGTTATACCATGACGCATTTCCTGTGATTGCCGCATTACTGCTAGTTAGCACAACAACGCCTTGATTCCCTAGAAAGCTAGCGTAAACGAGTTTAGCTCCAGATGTGGTCCCCGGCGTTGCTGTTCTTTGAAGAACCATCATCATTTCCGGAGCGACTCCTAGATTGTGCGCGACAGTTCGACCAGCCACAGCATCTCCCGTATAAGCCACCACGTCGAAGAAGCCTGGGGCTCGGCGGAAAACGTGGTGGATATAGTTCTCACTATTAGCGTTATACCCGCTAGAGCTTCCGTTAATACCTACACTATTTTGTTTGTCAAAATCCAAGAAATCTGCATTTTCTTCAGGGCTAGTGCTCGATGAAATAAATCTTTTATTGGATCCTCTTAGTCGATCATAAATCCAGGTCGCCGTGCTTGAGCCACCTCTATGTGTATGGAAAATAAGGTCCATTGGGAAGCCAGCATCGTATGAGTGGCTTGATTGTGTTCCTGTCCATGCTTTAGGGAAAAACACCTCCGTCCCAGCAGTTGGCGGCTTATGCGGACGGCGAATTGCCATGTAAATAAATTGATGGCCACTAGAATTGCTATAACTGCCTGAGCCTTGTGGTGTAAAGCCTGTTGGACTTGGCTCTATTGAATTCTGGTAAGTTTCGGCATTGCTAGAATTAGCGTAAATTGGCCTAGTTGTTGAACCTGCTGAAGCTGGCATCCCGCGCATTGTATCACATACTAGCCAAGCTGTGTTACTAGAGCTTGCATTTTTTATTAATAAAAATTGTGGTTCAAATCCTAAATTTACAAAATTTCCATCAGAGCCAGTGCCGGTATAGCTGCCACACTTAATAATACTTTCGTCACCATTCGTTCCAAACGATTGATCGTCGTGGGCAAATATGTATGCGACATAGCTATCACCATTACCATTAATCATCCCGTCAGCATCCATCACTTGGAAGCTTGTAGCCGATCCCCCAGTAATTTTATTTTGAGCATAACCTAAAACAGTACTATCTAGCCTAAGGTGGAAATTATTACCTGTAGACCTGTGAAATACAGCCCAAGATTCACTAGCATTCACTCGCTTAACGATGATCATGCCTGGAATACTACCCAGATTATGTGAAATTGTCTGACCACTACTGCTGCCGTTCCCCGTATAAGTCACAACATCAAAGAACCCCGGCGCTTTGCGGAAAGTCCAGGAGACGTATTCTGAACCAGACGCATTTACATCATTATCTGCTCCTGTCCAAGTATGGCCATCACTATTCATAGTGATTGAGTAAACTTGATCCTGGGCAGCACCATTAGTATTAGTCTGTAAACGTGAAGATGCGCCACGTTCACTATCAAAAAGGATATTACTTCTACCGGAATTTCTTCTTTTTGTCCAAACCAAGCCCCCTTCACCGCTTAAATCAATACCATTATTGATTGACTGAGTACTGCCAGTCCCGTCATACAAAAACGTACTAAACACGTCATCGACATAAACCGGATCATCACCTGCACCGGCTGAGCCGGCTAATCCTTGTTGAGTAATTGGATCCATAATCAGTTCACATAATCAACAAGTGCAGCACCCCTATAACGTGTGCCACCATCATCAGTGACAAAGTAAAAGAGGTGGGTTTTACCAGTGGTAAGAGTAGGAGCAGTGTCAGCATTGAACTTGACACTAGAAGGCCAAGCAACGGTGCCAGAGCTATGCGTCAACTCAAGAGTAAAAGAACCAACAGTGCCACTTGCAGGAGGGTTGGAGAAGGTAAACGTAGAGTTACCGCTGATTGTCTTAGTGAAGTAGTTACCAGTGCTTAGATCAATGTCGAGAGCACTTACAGTTTCAGCAGCTTGCTTATAAGGACCATCTACAGAAATACCTGCATTCATTGTTTGCAATGCAGTGTAAGTATTGGTTGTGTCCCGTTTAGCAGTATCAGCATCGTATGCTTGGACGGTAGTACCAATCGCAGCTGTAAGGTCAGCTGCAATTTCAGCATTTACAAATGCAGTAGTAGCTACCTGAGTAGTGTTTGTACCTTGAGCTGCTGTAGGAGCAGCAGGAGTACCAGTAAAAGTAGGAGATGCTAGGGGTGCAGCACTACCAGCACCAGCAAGAGCTGATACATCGACAGTAGTATCTGAACCACTATTATCGTAGATAATCTGGTCTACTTTGATTTTTCCGTATGCCATGATTTAAGAAAGTACAGTTAATTGAGAGTTTTGACCGACAGTGATAGTTACACCCGAAGCGATAGAGACCGTCGGACCCATCATTCCTGCATTAATGTTTGCACCGATAACCTTGCTTGTAGAGATAGTTTGTGGTGTTTCTACAAAAGCAGCATCAACAGTGGTAAAACCAAGGTTGCCTGAGGTATCAGATGTTAGTGATTGACCTGCAACAGTGGGTAGAGCTGTAGGCAGTGTCAATGTATAAGTAGCACCAGCACTGTGTGGAGGTGACTGCAGAGCTACACCGTGGTTATTATTAGAGCAGTTAAGGGTAATTTTGCCGACCTGACCACTGCTTGTGCCATCACCTTTGATAACAGCAAGGTAGTTAGTGGCATAACGAGCTTCTGGATCAGCAGCAAAGTACTGCTTCCAAATCCAAGTTGTATTAGCACTATCATACTCTAGCCGTACAGTTAAATCAGTACTACCGACAAAACCAGAAGGAAGACCAGTTAGTGGACTAAACGACTGAATACCAGTCGAATTAGCAATCTCAATACGATCTTCATTACTAGGTGATGATGGAATGTTAGCTACAGCAGCTACTGGGCTATAGAAAGCCGCATTAGCAACAGCGTTAGCTGCAGCCGTCGCCGTAGCAGACGCTGAGTTAGCTGTGCTTACAGCACTTGAAGCGTTAGTGTTCGCTGTGTTCGCTGTTGTAGTGGCTGCATTAGCCGTAGAAGTAGCATTATTTGCGGTAGTAGTAGCGGTGTTTGCGTCAGCCTGAGCAGCGTTTGCAGCAGCAGTCGCTGCATTTGCAGTTGTGACTGCACCATTTGCTGTTGTAGTAGCAGTATTTGCAGTGTTGATAGCAGTTGTAGCATCTGTAGCTGCAGAGTTCGCAGTCGTTACTGCATTACTAGCATTTGTGGATGCAGAGTTAGCAGTGTTAACAGCGTTAGTTGCATTTGTAGATGCTGTATTAGCAGTGGCAACAGCAGCTGAAGCATTTGTATCAGCGGTGTTAGCAGTAGTTACGGCTCCGTTGGCGGTTGTAACTGCCCCGTTTGCTGTAGTGACTGCATTGTTAGCACTGACAGTTGCGGCATCAGCTGTGGTCTTTGCTGTGTTAGCGGTTGACGTAGCTTGTGAGGCTTCAAGGCGTGTCTCTTGTGCAGCCTGAAGCGTTTGTTTGTAGTTATTATTTAGATCATTAGCACTAATTGCTGAACCAGATACAAACGTAGCTTGCGTAGTATCAAGGTTAGTAAGCCGGTAGATACGAATAGCATCCGTATCAGCAGGGTGACTGCTAAGAGTGACAAACTGATTAGGTGAGACAACAGTAAAGCCAGCAGGGCTGGAACTGGTTGAATATGTAGTGGTGGTACTACCTACAGTAATGTCAACCCTGATTTCACTTACATCCAAATAAGAGAATGTAAAAGCTGCCTGGTTGTTAGCCGCAATAGCTGATCCTGCAAAATTACTTTCTGCGTATGTCATTGTTTATCAGGACGCTCTTGGCGTAGTTTTTTGGTTAGTTGTTCACGGACAG